AAATATCACCCTGACTATGCTTTAGGCGAAGGCGGTTTAGTAAGGCATACCAAAGCCGCTGTAAGAATTGCCGGCGATCTATTAAGGCTGGAAATGTTCAAAGGGCTGTTCAAAGATAATGATGTTATAATTGCTGCGCTGTTGTTGCACGACGGCTGGAAGCACGGCACGGCATATCAACAATATGCACGGGCAGATCACCCAGTAATTGCAGCAGAACAAGTAAGAGCATTAAGCAAAGATAAAGAGATAGGGGAAAGAATAGCGGATCTTATCTTAACACATATGGGGCAATGGAATACCGACTGGAAAAGCAATGAAGAAATTATGCCGAAGCCTTCAAGTAAAGCACAAAGTTTTGTACATCTATGCGACTATTTAGCAAGCCGCAAGTTTCTTGAATTTAATTTTGAGGTATAGCCTATGCGGAAGAAAAGGAAGAAGCCGAATAAAAAAGAGGCGCAACAAAAACATTTCGAGCGCCGGTCTTTAGAGAGGGTAGGCGTTATTCTTAATCAGAAGGAAATAGTAAGGCAGATACAAACAGGAGGGCTGCCCTTTATAGAAAGGCAAAGTAACCGCATAACATTGTACCGGCTGGAACATTTAGGCAAAGCCTACAAGGTTGTATATGACAAGCAAAGAAAGCAAGTAGTAACAATTATGGAGGCAGTATGAAACAGAACAAATTAGAATTAGTCTTATTACCTCCTGAAGAAAGAAAAGAGGTAACAAAAGAAGATATAGCAAAAGCATACATTGATATTATAAATTTATTGCTGAAGAAATAACGGGCTTTACAGTCCGTTATTTTTTATTCATTCATTCAATTTTTATGGTAGAATCTGATTATGAAAAGAGTTGTAATTTATGCGCGTGTATCATCAAAAAGACAGGAGGAGGAAGGCTTCTCTATACCGGCGCAAATAGAATTTTTAACAGAATACGCACGACAAAATAACTTCATTATAGAAGCGCAATTTGTGGAGGCTGAAACGGCAAAGAGAGCCGGCAGAAAAGAATTTAATAATATGCTGAAGTATATTGAAGCAAACCACATAGACGCCATACTTGCAGAGAAAACAGACAGAGTATATAGGAACTTAAAAGACTATTTAACTCTTGATGAATTTAAGCAATTAGAAGTACATTTAGTAAAAGAAAATATGATTATTAGTGAAAAATCATCATCACATATCAAGTTTATGCACGGCATAAAAGTTCTTATGGCGAAACAATACATTGATAATTTAAGCGAAGAAGTTAAGAAGGGCAAGGACAGGAAAGCCAAAGAGGGCTACTATCCGCAGCAAGCGCCAGTAGGATATATGAACATTGAAGGCGCTGACAAAAAAAGAATTATTGTGCCGGATCCTGACAAGGCGCCTTATGTTTGCAAGTTGTTTGTAATGTATAATCACGGCACTTATTCAATACAAGAATTGAGAAAAATTTTATATAAAGAAGGCTTCAACCATAACGGCAAGCCGTATTCAAAAGCAAGGCTACTGGCTATATTACACGATCCTTTTTATATCGGCAAATTTATTTATAAGGGCGTAACATATATAGGCAAACACGAACCTTTAGTACCTGACGAAATTTTTTATTCAGTTCAAAGAAGTTTTAATCAGAGCAAAGCAAGGAAGCACGACACAGAATTTTTATACACCGGCTTAATACATTGCGGACATTGCGGCTGCCAAATGACAGCAGAATTAAAGAAGGGCAAGTATGTTTACTACCATTGCACGGGCAAGCGCGGCGGCGACTGTAAAAAAGACTGGATAAGAGAAGAACAATTAGACGAAGTGTTTATGGATCTTATATCAAAGATCCCGAACCCTGACAGCGAATTATTTGACCTGATAAGAGCCGGAATAAAAGAAGCAAGAAAATTGAAGGGCGAATACGAAGAACACAGCGTAGAAGAAATAGAAAAGCAGATCAAAAGACTTCAAGCAAGGATCGATAATTTATACACGGATAAATTAGACGGAAAAATTACTGAAGAATTTTGGAAAGAAAAACATAATAAATGGTATGAGGAAAAAGAAGAACTCATACAGAGGTTAGGTAGTATCAACAATGCCGCTCGAACTTTTGACGAAGGCACGAACTTATTAGAAAATTTCTGTAAACACGCGCCACAAGAGTATTTGACGGCATGCCCTAAAACTAAACGAGAGATCTTAAAAATTATAGGATCGAACTTTACTTATAAAGACAAAAAAGTAAGCGTAGCGCTTACTTCAGTCTTTGATCTTTTGTTAAATTACCCATTTTCTAAAAATGGCGGGATCTACAAGCCTATGTTAGAACCGCGACAATTTATTTATAAACTAAAAAATGCTTTAAGTCAAGAATTTTTAGAGCAATTAAAAGCGCTGGATCTTGCAGCATAAAAAACGCCCACCCCATACAGAGTGAGCGCCTTAGAAGAATAGCAAAAGATGTCAGGACAAATAGCAAGTTATAACCTTTGGAAGTACCATAAAACCTTATTTCTGATAAAAACGCTATAAGAATCTAATGTAATTACGTTAGATTTTGTAACCTTTTTAATATCGTTTTCAGAATAAGGAAGCCAAGTGATGTCAATTTTTCCGGCACTTGTTGTCTTTGGGTTCTTCTTCCCAAATTCATAATGCGTCATAACTGTTTCAGGGCTTATCGCTATATGATATTGCTTGCAAAGTTCAGCGATCAATTTAAAAGCCGCTTCGCATTGCACTTGTTTTATAGGATATTTACCCACGCTATTTTTAGATTTGTAGCCCAGCATACCGCAAAGGGCTACACCTATTGCGCCAGTGTTACCACCGCCGGTATGTGCTGCATATATCCCGTCTTTGCAATTCTCGTTATCTTCAGGTTTATATTTGCCTTTAATTTTTACCCCGTCGCCATTAACAAGGTAGTGATAATGTTGATAGTCAATACTGTTGGGCTGCGTAGTTCCAGCAGTCCAGTGTATAATTATTTTATTCATTACCCCTCCAAATTATTTGCTCATAATTTTTTCATAGATTTTGTCTATTTTTTTCTGCATATCGTTAAGTTGGCTTTTGAGATCGTTAGACATTTCTTTAGTTGTGTAAACTTCTGAAACTTCTTTTAAAATCTCTCTGTGCTTTACTTCAAGTTGTGCCGGTGTTACAAACACATTCCATTGTAAAATTATTGCAATAATGATAAGGGCAAAAGGCGCGTATTTTTCTAATGTTGCCTTATCCATTCTCTAAGCCCTCTTTGAACTCGTCATAAATGCTTTGGCATTTATCTTGTATATACTCGATCACTTCTTCTGACGCTGCTTCATAACCTATTGCAGTACAAATACTTGATACAACACAAGCCATTTTTTGAGCGCCTGTCTTTGCCGGAAAGATCGCCTCAAAAATTGTCATTAAAATTTTAATTTGTTTTTTATGTTCCTTAATGAACATATCTACTTTGTTCTTTGCTGTTACGGCTATTGTTTTTGCCTTCAAGAAAAAACTAATCAACTTTGCTAAAAACTTCATTTTCTTTACCTCCGATTTTCGCTTCTAAGTACCTTCCATTTTTTACCGTTTGAAAAATAAACTAATTTGCTTTTTAACCATTTAATCATTTGAGATACATAATATAATTTATGTTCTAATTGCCCTTCTTTATTAGACATTGAATATATTTCGATTTTTTTATCTTTGAAAAGCCCAGTATCACACATAACAGTTCCATAACTTCTTACGGTTTTTGTCGTATTTTGATATATGCCAAAATTGACATTCTGAATCGGTTGAATATTCATTGCATCTTCTCAATACTTAACTAATTACATATAATTAACTTTGCAATTCTAAATTAAAGTAATTTGTATAATTGCTTTTTCCCATACATTCTTCAATTAGATCTTTTATGGCTTTTGCCATAACTGTATAACCTTGTACCGTTGGGTGTCCTGTTGTCAAATTTTTATAGACATCAAGTGCATAATATGGGTGATCGTGTTGATTTATGTATGGTGTATTATAATAATTTGCAACTTGTATCGTTGCAGCGTCGTAAGCGGATTTATTTATATAGTTATACGTATAACCGTCGGAAAGCATAAATATTATTTTTGCTTTTGGTGATCTTTGTAAACAATAGTATCTTATTTTCGCCATATTATTTATAAACGTACTAGGTAAACTTGTCGGATCTGAAACATCTTCTATATCCGATATATCACCGATAGTCAAGCCTACGTTTGCGTCATTTATGACGTGTCCTAAAATATATAATTGTAATGGCGGTGCTGCTAAAAGCCCAGCTAAACCGTGTTCGCCGCCATTTGCCAACCAGCTTTCAGTTGTGCTTCCACTTATACAAAACGGATAAACCGTAGCACCTGTCATTCTTCCAAGTATTTTTTCCCACGACTGCTCATAACCATTTACTAAAGTCCCTCCTTGCGTCCACGCTTGCCCACAGCCGTAGCTATCACCGATAACTCCGAAATTTGAAAATAAGCTCATCGAGCAAGGATATATTCTTGAAGAATTTTTTTCTGAATCTTTTATTCTTTGCTCAACAAAACTAACAGTTGGCAGCCCTTTATATATTTGTTGGCTTAATTCAAAAGTTCCAGCAAAAACATTTGAAGCAAAGTTTGAACAATCCATACTTGAATTTGCATATAATGCTAATCTTGCATTTATCGCAGTATTTTGATATTGCCCCCAGCCATAGCCTATATTACCTTTAACAAGTAAGCAGTCTTTTTTAGTAAAATATCTTTCAATGTTTATTGTTTCATTATTTGCAGCAGTATAAACAGTTTCAACTTGTAAAGATACTTCATCTGCAATATCACTACTTGCAGAAGCAAAAGCATACTGTATAGAACTGCCATTATAGGAAGGTGTCCAAGACTTTACATAAGTTTCATAATTGAAATATAATGCAAACCACGCTGACCCGTCAGTATCGGCATTTTTTGTATTCGTATAAGAAATGACTTGTCCGTAATTATTCAATTCATTCGAAATTGTGTTTACATCTTTTAACGTTGCAACATTATCAAATCTGTCTTCTAATACAAAAGTCCCTGCGTGATGGTCGTATTTTAAATCTGAAACCATACTAAACTTGCCAGTAATATCTGACGCTGCAATTCTTGCGTTAATAGAAAATGGAATAGCACTTGATGTATATTTTGGATTACCTGATATAAATAAAAAGTCGTGAGGCGTCATATATCGGTTTATATTTAATGTATCGCCACAACCTAATACAATCGGTGGACCTATTATCGTTCCTTGAACATTATCAGCTATATCTTCATTTGTTTTACCAAAAGACACAAAAATATGTGATCCTTCTGCTAGTTCAGGCGTCCAAGACTTTACATATTTACTATCATCAAAGAATAATATCCAATAAGCTGAACCTTGCGTTGTAGCATTTGAGGTATTTGTATAAGTTAGTGTTTTTCCATAAGTTGTAAGTTCGTTTGAAATATTATCTACCTCTGTTTTGGTAGGGATATTATCAAATCTATCTTCAAAAATAAAAGTTCCCGAATGATAATCATTCGCTAAAGCCGTTACCATTTCCGCTTTATTACCGCTTGTTAAACTAGCAAGATGAGCTTTAATATTATATGACTGCCCGCTTGCGGTATATTTTATTTCTCCTCCGGTTATTACAATAAAACTTCGTTTTCCCAAGATTCTATTTACCGGTATTGTATCACCTTCTTCAGCTGTATAGGTATCAGATGTATAAACGATATCTACATCATCTGCTACATCTGTTGCAGATTTTGCAAATCTATAAGTTATATAAGCAGAAGTAATGACAGGCGTCCACGATTTTACATACATATCGTCTTCAAAATATAAAAACCAAGTATAAGCAGGATTTATACTAGATGTTGCAGTATTTGTATATGTTGTAGAACTTCCGTACACATCTAATTTATCAGTATATTTACCAACACTTGCTGCGTCAGCAGCAGCACCGCTAACAGAAAGAGAAGTATCTATTGAAGGTACTGTTATGCTTCCTAATGATATTACTTCTTCGTAAATATCAGACAATAAATCGGCTGCGTTTGTTGCAGTTGTCGCAGACGCACCAGCAGTTTGAGCGTATAAATTTGCTTCTTCTGCTCTTAATGTTGCCGCCGAAGCACTTTGAGTAGCACTTACAGCACTTGCCGCAGCATTTGTAGCTTTATTGTCTATATTTATTAAAGTGTCATAAACTCTGTTATAATCAGCACCGACAAGTGTTTGTGTCTGTTCATAAATTTGTTGTGTTTGATTTTTGTAATTATTTACTGTGTTTTTATCATTTTCAACAGTTTCCATATTTTCGTAAAAACTTTCAATAAGGTTGTCAGGTAAAATGTCCGAACCTTCAGGAATTTTTATAGATCTTTCAATTTTTCTATTAAGAATCTGTAAAAGTCTTATAACATAGTCAAAACACCATTCTAATATATTAAGATTAAATTTGTTTGAGTTGTGGATCTCTTTTTCTTGCGATATGTCAAGTTCAAGCGCAAGTATAATTTTTTCATCAGAAGCCAAAACACTATGGCTCGAACCGGCAAGAGGATAAGTAATGTAACTTCCTTCAGTATTTCCTACTTCGTGTATCGAATAATCTACATCACGCGTCAAAGTAGTTTGTACCCCCGAACTGTCTTGAAGTTTTACTATTAATTCTTTTTCATTTTCTATTAAAAAATCGAAATCAAATTGAATTACGCTGCCGTCGCCACTATGCGTATTGACTGGCACAATTTTTGATACAGTCATTTTTTGTCCTCCATTTTAATTATTACAAATTGCCCTTTAAAAATCTGCTCTATTCATTCAAAATTACTTATCTTTCAAGAACCAGTTATAAATAGGTTTACCAATTATAGGTATATGCGCTATTGCGCTCTTTTTGCCTGATAATACACGCGTTGTAACCGGCGCAACTGAAGGCGTAAAGAAATTAACTATTGCGCTTCCTAAGCCGCTTTTACCGGCGTCGCGGAAAAAGAACCTATTTATAATAAATGTCGGGATCAAGTTGTCGATCATACTTTCAAAAATGTTTATATCTCTGTTAGATAAAAGATCTTTTAATGAATCAATAGGCACGCCGAACAGCCATAAAAGCATTTGCAGCCTTATTAGATTTTTAAGCCCCTTGACTACCTGACCTTTATTTTTATTCATAATGCCTTGTTGGATATTGTATGTTACATCTTGTCTTGCTACGTCAAGCGCTTTTATACCGTACGTTTTAAGCGTGTAAAACAACTTCATAAAACCGCCGCCGCTTTGGTAAAGTTCTGTTACTTGATCTTCAGATATAGGCTGTATGTCTGATAATTCGTGATAAGCAAATATAATTGTATCGTCCGTTACTTTACCTTCTGCCAAGTCTTTTTTTGCAGCCTCCCAGCCTTCGCCGTATATCCGTTTTAATTTAGCGTCAAAGTCTGCATTATCAGCCTTTGCCAGTTTTTGTGCCTTCAATAATGAAGCCTGAATAATCGTATTTTTACCCAAGCCGTCAATAGCATTTAAGCCGATTATATGAAATTGTTTCTTTAACCATTTAGAAATCTTTGAAGGGTTAGCGAACTCATACGCCAAGTCGTTTATGCCAAGATCTGCCATAGATATATCAAAAGGCTTTTTAAGTCCTTTGAAGGTATCATTGAAGCCATATTTATAAACTGAAAAAGCCAAGTCGCCAAACTGTGTAACGGCGTTTGTAATATCGTTCAATGTAGTTATATATGTGAGATCTTTTACCATTTTTATAGGTTCACATATCCGGCTTGCATTGAAGCGCGCTACTAACATTTCCCTTATAAGTTTTTCGTCTTTAGCGTATATATCACCGTTAGCAGCAAGCGTATTTACAAGCGCGCCTATGCTGTCTTCTACATTTTCAGATTTGCCGATAATGCCGCATATTTCTTCTGAAGTTTCTTTTATTTCTTCCTTCAGGCGTTTTATTACCATATTCTTTGCTGCTTTATCGTTCAAGCCTTCTACAAATTCTATCTGATGTTTTAAGCGATCTGCTTTTTTCTTCAGCGCTGCTTTTAATTCTTCTTGTTCTGCGGTTAAGTCGTTCTGATTTTCTAACTGTTCTAACTTAATTTCAATAGGTGAAAGTTCATACTTCAGCCTTGTAATTTCTTTGTATTTAGCGGCTTTAGGGTATCTGTCTTTTACCTCGTCAAGTGTAGCCTTTTTGCGTTTTATCCTTGCGCGCAATTTTCCGACTTCTTTATATTCGCTGCCAAAAAATCTTCTTGCCTCTATTGTTTTTCTTGAATTGCCGATATAGTTTATTAGCGCCGGTTCAAAGGTTTCATAGAACTGGTTAAAATCGCCGTCAAGTTCATCAATGCGGCGCTCAAATTTCAGGCTGGCATTTCTTGATAAAAGAATGTTATTTTTGCCAAAGCCTCTTATATGGTTGTTTATAAACTTCGCCTTGTCTTCAGCGCTCCAAAAAGAACTCTTGTCGGCTTCTGCAAGATCTCTTAACACCATACTTATTTTAGCGTCTTCAAGTTTTATAACCTGATTTATTACATCTTGCTGCTCTTTCCTTGCCAGCGCTTCAATGTATTCTATAAATTTTTCTGACATATCGTGCTTAACAAGTCGCGGATAGTAATTATCAAGATAGCCTACGTCAATACCTACTTCAAGCGCGCTGCTGTATATGTCTTCTAAAATATCTCTTATTTTGTTAAATTCTTTTGTGAAGCCATATTTATTAGCAATTATCCTAACCATATTTTCATCACGGTTTTTTAAAGCAAGGTCAAAAGTCAAATAATCTTGCTTGCTTGCTGCCTTCATTGCTTCTGTTTTTCTGATAAAATCTGCCGCAGCGTTAAGATCCTTGCCGGTTGTTACAGCAAGTTGCGCGGTATGGTTTCTTAATCTGTCCTTCAATTCCGGCGATATTTTACCCAAACGAGTTTCAAGCGGTAAAAATAATTTGTCATACCACTTGCTTATAGAGTTTGCCATATCGTATATGCCCTTCTTGAACTTATACATAGGCTTGTTTATTGCTTCTTCAAGTTCAATACTCTTGACATAATTATATTGATATTTAGGCAATACCTCTTTTTCGTACTGTTCGTCTGTCGTAAATACACGGTCAAACAGTTTTACTGCTTCGTCTGACAAGTCAATATCAAGATCTTTTACAGAGTTGTAAACTTGCCTTAACCAGTCTTTGAAAGTCTGAAAAACTGTAAGCATACTTTTTGTAGGCGCTGCGCCTTCCATTAAGTACGCCTCAAAGCCGCGCGCGAATCTTTCGTGGAAATCTACCATTTCGTCGTAAGAATACTCCGTATCTTCTTTCATACCGAATACTCTATAAACTTCTGATAATTCCTTTTGTGCGCGCTTATTGCCGCCTTTTGCCAGCGTATCTAATGAATATAAATAAAAGTGTCCAAGTTCGTGAACAATAGTAGAAGGATCGCCGTTTTCAAGAATATCTATTATGGCTGTTCCGTTCTCGTCAATTCTGAACTTGCCGCGTGGGGTTGCTTCTATTTCTCTATTATTTTCAGTTCCTCGCCCGACGGATCGTGGTGCCAGTCCGTCGTTCCCTTCAGCGTTACTTTCTTGTCGAATCTGCCTTGAAACAAGTTCCCTGATTTCTGTGTCTTCAAGGAGTTTTGGTTTTTCGCCGTATTTAACTTCAGATGAAACTGCTTCATAACTTTTAAATAGTCCTTTCTCTTTCATTATAACATAATTCTGCAAAGGTTTGTACCCTACTTCATTAACAACATAATCAAGCGGCACCAGCCTTCCTGTTTCTCTATAACGGTTTACCGCTCTTTCTACGGTCTTTTCAAGCGGTAAATATACTAATCTTAAATGCACATCATAGCCGGCGTCTTTTAACATATTGTAACGATCCATTATAGAGTTTTCGCTTTTGCCGACAATAGGTAATAATATATTGTCGCCTTGTTCGATCGCTACTTCTAAAACTTTGTTGGCTATGTGTTGGCTTTCTGTATGTACCTGATCGGCTCTTTTCCCGTTGCTTTCAATAAATTCAGGCAAGCGCTCTTTTGCCATATCAGAATCAATAATAAGGCTGCCTGTCTTTTCTGCTAAAGGATCCGCCAAAGAAGACTTACCACTTGCCGGCGCTCCTATGACTATATATGCCTGTTTATTCTTATTCTTTGCGCCTTTGCCGTAAAGTTCTGCTGCTATATCTTCCCTTAATTTTATACGTTCAGGCGTGTTTATTTCCAGCGTAGGAGGTAATAAACCTTCCGCTTTTAATCTTTTTTGCTCGTCAAGATCTGCCGCAATATCAGGGTACATAGCGCGCCAGTTTTCTATGTCTTCAGGGTTAGCGCTTTGGTATAAACCTTTAGAATAAAATTCATCAGGCTTTATTAAGATATCTTCATTGTCGGCAATATCATTCAAAGATTTGTAAGGGTTTTCGTTGTCGTTTACAAATTTGCTTATTGCAGACTGGTTGTAAGCAATTTCTTTTTTAACTCTGCCGAATAGTTCATTTATGACATCAGGCGTAAGCATATAAGCCTTAAAGTCTTTTGCTGCTTGTTCCAAAGTCATATCGCCATTTTTAACTAAAGCCGCTAACTGTAAGGCTTTATCTGATATAATACCTTGTTTTGAAGCGAGGCGCTCTATCAAGTCTATTGCTACATCTGCTTGCTGCTTTATTCTTTCGTTTGTAACTTTATCAAGCCTGTTCTTGCCTCTGCCGGTAATTTTGCTATCGTTTCTCAAAAGTCCGGCAAAAACTTTTTTATCATTTTTTAAAGATTTTATGGCTCTATCAACTATCTGTATCTTTTCAATAGCAGTAGTTTGTAAAAGTTCTTGCGTTCCGAATAAATTTATTTGCTCTGTCTTTACGGTATCTGCCGCCAAAACTTCACGGGCAAACATAGCGACTTGCTCCAAGTTATTAAACTTCGCGATCTTCACGCCGTCTATTGCAGCAATTTGTTTGGCTTCATCATTCCTTATAATATCGGCTATGCGTGCGCCTTGTGCTGCTGTTACTTCACCGTTTACGACTTTTTGAAATGCTGTATCGCCAAGTCTTGAAAGCGCTATACCGTCCTTAACCATAGCAGAATTTGTAGGGATAGTCTTTGGTAAATTTTCCAAGCCTACTTCTTTTATGATTTTTGCAGTATCTAAAGCAGTTCCCGAATTTTCCGCTATATTTTTTTGTGCCGCTAATACTCTCATTTGCTCCGGCGTGTAGCCGTCTGCTTCTTTGAATAAATAGCCTTTAAGTGTTATATCATCACCACCAAGCCTTTTAGCAAGCCCCAAGCGCTGGTGTCCGTCAACTACATATTTTTTACCGTCCTTGCGTTCATATACGATAATATCACCGGCATATAACGGATCGAACTCCTCTACTCCGTTCATTCTATCTGTTACGCCGTTTTCGTCTGAATTGTCTTTATATTGAAAAGTTTTAGCGTCCGTGTAAAGTTCGCTGGGTTTAAATGAAACTTCTTGACGCTCTTTAATTTCGCTGTCAATAAAGCGCGCTTCGTCTTCTGCTTGCATTTTATTATTCTGATTTATAAGGATCTGAAGGTTAGACTTTCTTAAAAGTTCTTCACCTTCTTTGCCGAATTTATCAGTAATAACATTATCAAGTTGCTGCACTAATTGTCCTGAAGTGTCAGCAAGTTCAGCGCTTGCGCCTTGCTTTTCCATTTCGTCTTTTATTCTTGTGTATGATATACCGGCTTGAAGCGTCTTTATTTTTTCGTCTGCCTGTTCTGTTGCTACTTCCGCAAGCGTGTTCATATTCTCTGTTAAAAACTCGTTGCGCTCGTCAATAGTCATACTATCGGCTTCTTTTTTAGCAGTAATAGAATCTATACCCTGTTTAGTTTTTACGGCTGCTACTTGCGTTGCTGTGCCTACTCCTCCCATAAGAACAGCAGAAACAGCACCGACTAAACCGGCGTGCATAATATCGTCTATTTTATCTGCCAAAGGTTTTGGCGCTACGCCTCTTATATCGCGTGCAATGTTGCTATAAACAAAGTTTGTATATTCTTGTATGGCTTCTGTTGATCCTTCCGCTATACCGGCTTTTGCAAGTTCCATAGATAAAGCCGCAAGTTGACTTCTGAAGGTCTGATCTTTTGCCAGTTCTTTTATACCGTCTTTGCCTAACTTGCCTAAAATCTTTTGTCCGTTTGGTATAACCTTTAATACAGCACCAAGCCCGACATATTCTAAAGAAGCGTTAATCATACCTACTGCCATTGAAAGATTATCAAGATCAGAATCGCTCAAAGGTTCAACGCCGCTATTTATAAATTCGTCGTTAAGTTGTTCTAATTCTTGACGCATAAAGCCGGCTTCAAGTTCAAAACTTTTCTTTGCTATGGCTGTTCTTGCAAATAAACTGGCGCCTGTTTTCAAGCCTTGTGTTGCGCCGGTTAATGCTCCTTGTGGCGTTTTAGTAGTAATTGCACCACCAGTAGCACCAACAAGAAGCCCTCCGACGCCCCCTATCGCTCCCATAATTCCAGCGTCTTTAAGCATACCGTAATATATTGCAGTTTGCTTCATAACATCTGCATACAACTGTTTAGCGCCGTTTGCTACTCTTTCACCCATAACAACTGGGCTGCCTTCTTCAAAGTATTTGCCGTCGCTTGTTAATTGAAATTTGCTGTATATTCCGTAATTATTAGCCTGATTATATCTGCCGACATTGTACGGGTTGTCAAGTTCTTGTATTTTTGCTTTTTCTTCTTCTGAAAGATCTTGCCCTGTCTTACGCAGCAGCATACCTTTTGTTCTTAATTCTGCTGCCTCGTTATCTTTTTTCTGCTCCATAAAAGCGGCTACCGGCACTTCTGTAACGAACTGCCAAGCGCTTTGTAATCTTTCAATTACGTTAGGTTCTTTATATTGTGATATTTCAGTATATCCGAACTTTCCGAAGTCTTGCCTTTTTGGTTCTTCATCAATAAAAGTAGCAGAAGAAACATCAAATTTTGAAGTAAGATCTTCATCTATTGTTGCTGTTGTTAAATCAAATGTCATTATAATTCCTTTACTACTCTTATAATTTTTCCGTTTGAATCTACTTCTACTTGCGCTCTATTGCCGTTTTTATCAGTAGCAATTTTCAAAGTTGTGTTACGCTTCAACGGATCTACACTTTTACCGTTTACAATTTTTTCATAATGTAAATGCGGACCAGTTGAATTGCCTGTGCTTCCAGCCCTTCCGATATAATCACCGGCGCTTACCTCTTGCCCTTTTTTAACAATAAAACTGTTAGCGTGTGCGTATCTGTGTATCGTACCGTCAGCGCTCTGTATATCTACATAATTTCCGTAACCGTTTGGATCGTTAGAAATTTTTATTACTTTACCGCTCGCAAAGGCTGTGAATTTTTCGTTATTATCATAAGCAAGGTCCACGCCTTTATGGTCTGTGCTTGCGCCTTTTTTTGGTTGCGTTCTTTTCCCATATACGCTGGTAATTCTATGCCCAAACCAAGTGTCGCCTACTTGTGCTTGCTGTATTCCTCCAATACTTGCGCTTAATTCTTTATTGTCTTCTTGTGTAGTTTTAGATACTCTTTCAGCAACAATAGCGTATTTTTCTTCGTCAGTAAGCGGCGCGCCTTTTGCTTTTTGCGCTGCTTGAAAATCATTTAAGACATTACGCATAAAACCTACTTGCTTATTCATACCTTCAATATAGAGATCTGAAGCCTTACCCTTTTTATCTTTATAAGAATAATTCTGCGAAAACTCTTGCATAGCGTCGTTTATTTCGCCTTGCTTTAAGTTTCTACCTTTCTTTAATTCCAGTTCTCTTATATAAGCATTTGCAGCGTTTTTGAACGCCTCCGCTTTTTTCTCTGTTTTTTCGCCAATAAACCAAGAAGGATCCGTGTTTAGTTCGCCTTGCTTATTGTATGTGTAGCCAAGCGCTTTTAAACCGTCCTTAATTACTTTGTCTTGATCTGCAAGTTGTGTAGGCGTCATAGTCTTAATATCAATTTGCATTTTCTGAAATGCTTTATAATCGGCATTAGATAATACAGAGCGATACTGCGTAAGGTTCATATTTGCAAAGCGCTGCGCGTCCGTATTTCTCATTTCGTATAATTCCAAGTATGCCGAATTGTCTGTGGTTATATCACCTTTGTTTACAAGTTGATTTATGGCGTTTCGTGCCTGATACCAGTTCTTGCCGTTAAGTCCGTATGGTATGTCGTCTTCTGAAGGCACTTGCCCGTTTTTCAATTTTTCCGCTACATTCTCCCACATAGAATCCATTAGTTGATCCTGTTGTTGATTTTCAAGTCTGCGCTTACGGCTATATAATGCTGTTAATCTGTGTTCAACAGCGTTACGCTCGTTTTCATTTTCCATTTTATCTACTTCAGCATAAGCGCCCGTTTCGTCTTCAGGATATAAATTAAATAATCTTTCTGAAACGTCGCGCGCTGTGTAGTTTAATTCGTTGTTTTTAACTTGCCCTAAGTATTTATTTTGTGCTTCAGGTAATAATTCCTCTTTGTGTTTTTCGTAGTATTCTGAAGCCTTTAAACTGCCGTCTTGTAAATAAGCATTTAATACGCCTGAATGAAAATCAGAAGTAAATTTAGCAAGTTGTATTCTTGCTGTGTCATTATCCCAGCGTTGAGTACGCGCCAAGTTTATAATAGAAGCGCGCCCATTACCCAAAGCCGTTTCTATATCTGCGTCGTTATCTCTATGTATAATACCTTTGTTAATAGCAAGGTTGCTGGCTTCTTTTATTGTAGCAGTACCCCAAGCCTTAGTCTGTTCGAGTTCGTGAGCGGTTGCACCTTCATAAAGCATTTTATATTTTTTTGCTTTTAGGTTTTCTGCCAGCATACTACCATAGCCCCAAGTTAAGCCTAATTCTTGTTGCTTTTGGTTGATCTTCTTTTCTATACTATTCATTGCACCGACAGCGCCACTATTCGGATCTTCAGGGTTCGCCATAGCGTCTTTGCCAAGTTTTGAATAATAACCATTTTTCGGATCTGTTAGATCTGTTCTTTCAACTTCATCAATATAATTCGATAATTCTTGCGCTTTTATTTGCTGAACATCTTTATATATTCCAGCCATAGTAACAGTAAAACGCATTGAAGTATCGCCTAACTCTTGTAAAGCCTTTGCAGTATTTACACCGAAAGCGTCAGGGTTTACACTTGATCTATAATATGCCGTTGGTTCGTGGCTTATATTTACTTTGCTTTCATAATTCTGTATTGCTACCATTTCTGCTCCTTTTAACTAAGTCCTGAAGAAAGCGGCGCGCTTATTTTATTGCCTGTTTGCATAATTTTCATACCGCTGTCAAGCGTTCCTACTGATGTACTTGCAGAACCAAGAGAACCAAAACCGCCGGATAAAGAAAATGCAGTCGCGCCAAGTTGCCCTACTGTTTTCAAGCCTCCCGATATTGCCCCTATTGTTCCGGCTGTTTTCGCGTTTCTTGCTGCCATACTTGCTAAATTACCTTCATTCTGATAATTTGCAGCCTCTATATCAAAATTACGCGCTCTTTTTTCTGAATTATATTCGATAGTTAGCGCGTCAAGTTCCCCAAGCATAGCCGTATCTTCTATTAAATCTAATGAAGTTCCATAGCCTACATCAATGCCGTTAGCAGCCAAAGAAACTTCTTGCTTTCCTATTGCTTGAAGTGTTGAGATCCTTTGTCTTCTTGCTTCCTCTAAGCCTGTTTGTCGTTCCATAGCAGCATTATCTAAAGCAATTTGTCTGTTTTGTTCTGCTACTTTTGCCTGATAATTATATGCCGCCGCTTGCGCTTGTCCTTGCTGATAACTACCGACAGCACCTAAAGCCGTTCCTATAACTCCAGCCGCTAAGGCTACGTTAGCAATACCAGTCGCAACACCTAAAGCAGAAATACCAGCAGCAGAAGCCGCCGTTGCTGAAGATATTGCAGCGGCAGTCATACCTAATGCCGTTCCTAATGCTGTCATTGTAATTATACACATAAACTTATTCCCCCAAGCCTTTTACTGGTCGTACTCTATAAAAAAATTCAAAGCCTTCAGGTATATTTAAACCTTGTGGACGTGGGTTATCAAACTTAAAACCAAGTTTTTTTAACCATTTTTTTGATGAAGAACTGCCATAAATAAAGTTATATGTTAGCCAATACTTCTCGTCTATTTTTCCAAGATCGTAACTTAATTCTTTTAAAAGACAGACAATATGTTTTTTTATGTCTTCCGTGCATAAAAGCCAAATAGTGCCTACGCCTTCTATATCTGTTTCTTGTTGATGAACTCCACCCATAACTACTGGTATGTCGCCGTCTTTTGTTTTACCTATTGTTACTTCAGTATTGATAATGTTTTTTAAAGCGTCTTCTTTCCAATTCTCGCCAAATAAAGTCTTACACTCTATTTCGTCTTCGTGACGTAAATTATCCAAAATATATTTTATGTCTTCTTCTGTTTTATTCGCTCTGTACATCTGTGTCCTCGTCCTCTATTGTTACTACCGCGCTTATACTTGTAACGGTTAGCGGCAATGGGTAAGGCTGCTTAATAGATATGCTGGCGTCTTCTTTGTAATCAGCGTTTGGATATACTGTAATGTCGCCGCTGAATAAATAGCCGGCGTCCATAATGCTTGCATAACTTCGCGGCTGCTGTACTTCTTTGCCGTCGTCGCCTACTACAAAGAAATCTTCTCTTGAACTTTCTACCTTTATATTTGCTGCTGTAATAATTTTTTTAAGCCCGTGTGTATTTTCGCCTTCTATATTAAGCGTTTCAAGTTCAAAGGTATAAGGAAGACCTACAACTATTTTATGTGCTGCTGCTTCAAGATCTATTGCACCGTCTTGAACAGTTCTTTCATATACGCCGCCGTCAGCAAGTACCATAACTTTTTTGCCTTCAAGGTGTGATAAGCCGCTTATGTGTGTTTGTGCTGTTAGAAATTCATTTTTAAGCCCACAGTCAACAAAAAAGCCGTCTTCTGCATTATCAATTAAACGAGAGTGCATACGTTCTATAAAGCGTTTTGTTTGTCCGTTTATAGTTCTTTTTACTACAAAATATGCTACGTCTTCAAAACCTTCTCTTACTACTGCTACGCTTTCAAATTGTCCGTCAGTAGTATGCTTATGCCAGCCGGCTACTTCTTGCTTTTTATTATAAGTTAAGGCGTTTACTGTTCCGTCAGACATTACGCACCATAAAATACGGTATGGCTCTTTAGAATAAGCCATATCTACAATTTGTTTATTTTCAAACAAATGGCTTGCAAAAATAGTCAGTTCGTCGCCATTATAAGAATCTGATACATATTCGTAACCAAGATCCCTAACAACTGAACCGCCAGCCTGAACAAAAAGAACCATATTGCCTGATACACAAGGTTGAATGTGTGAACAGCCATAATAACTTTGCGGTACACATAAAGGCGGTGAAGCAGCCGAAAAAGTACCGTCAGATCCTTGCAGTTTCCATTCTGCGCCTGATGTTAATACAATTAAATCATTAAGCCCTACAAGGTGTCTTATCTCGTTTACTTCTCTTTCAGCAAGTCTTATAGTTATACTGTCTGAAGCGTTCAGCGGTCGTGATATATTAAAGTTATTGTCTGTTCCTGTTTGTGATGTTACCAAAGTTTGCGGCGCATTTTTCAAACAGCCAAAAAGTTTTCTTTGTTGAAAATAATTTACACAAGAAGGGTTGTTATCATTTTCAAATGGATCCCTCGCTATCGGCGCTGTTGAAGTTAAATCGGGTTCTATTTTATTATCTTCAAAAGATGTAGTCGTAGAAGTTCCTATATAACCAAAAATACCATTTACACTTCTATATACATTATATTCTGCCGCACCGTCAACCGCAGTCCAAGAAATAGTCATTTTTTCATTTGTAGTCCAATAACTCTCTAAATGCCCTACTGCGCTTGCGACTTCTGATCGTTCGCTTTCTTCATAGGTTTCTTCTAATACTGCGGTTACTACATATTCATAAGTTTTAGTATTTGAAGATGTACTGCCCGTCCAAGACGCGCTAACATTTTCAGGCGGTTCAATTTGCGAAGCAGAAATTACATCATTCAAATTCCAAACATAATGACTTACTCTTGATAGTTCTTTGGCTTTATAATTTTTATTACAAATAGTCAATACGTCTGCATTTTGAGCATATTTGAGCATAAACAAATCAGCACTTAAATAAGGTGTGGTTTTTTCAACAGGATCGCCAGCGTGCGGATCGCCTGAAGGATAAATAATTTGTCCTCCATTTTTAATAAATCTTGCGTACTTGTCGCCAAGTTCAATAATATAAGTCTGCTCCGTATTAAATGCAAAAGGTATAATACGTGTAGGCTTGCTGCTGTCTTTTACTTCGCATACATATTCAAGTCCGGCGCGGTTAGATACGCAGCCTTCAGCCCTAACAAAACCATTAAGAAGTTTTTTAAGACCGTTGCTATATTTTGCAAGATCGTTTCTTGCATATAAAGAGGGCGATAATTCGCCCCCCGTAAAAGATTTTTGCGTTAATCTTGTCATTTATTTAATCTCTTGCCCTTATCCAGTCGCACTCTGTTTCTTCCTCTTTGTAGCCTTCGTTTGCGTCGGCTGTCATTCCTTCGCGTAACATTTGCTTATAGACTTGTAAACAGTCTGCCGTTTTAACTCTTGCGCCGGTAATTGCTGGCGCTGCTAAAAATGCCAAATACCAAGATAAAGCCATTGCAAATTCAGGCGTAAAGTAAGTTTCTTCCTTTACTAGACGCGTAATTCTTGCTATGGCTGGTTGTGCATTAGTATAAATAATTCTACTACCTGAAATATCAGAAGCCACGTCAAAGTCTTGTTTCTTCAAGTCTTCTGTGTCGCCTTCGTGAAGTTGCCTCATATTAAAAAATGAAATAGCCTCTTGTGTTTGTTCTCTGCCTATATATAAATAAACTTCGCGGATAAAAACGCAATTATTCGGGTAATCATATTCATACATATATTTAGGGTGTTGGCTGGTATTGACCGTAGGCGTTAATTCTCTGAACGCACTTGCAAAGCCCCAGTCGTGATCGGCTAAGGTTTTCTCTTTTGCTGTGTCGTAAAATTCTTCAAGAATAACCGTGTTACGGTCGTTTTGGTTAGTACCCTGAATACCAACCGAAACGCCTAAATTTTTCAAAGCCATATTAAAAATTTTAGCCTTAGTATATTGTGCCATTATTCGTCGCCTTTATCGTCGTTGTCGTTTTCGTCGTCAGCCGGTTTTTTTGCTGCTATTTTTGCTTTTAAGGTTTCTACTTTCCAACTTAAAATTTGGTTGCCTTCTATACCTACTGCCTTTGCTTCTTCGATTAAAGCGTTTTTCTCAACTACCGGCAATTCGTTTACTTTTCTGTTATCAGTGGATCCGCTTTTATCTTTGCCCTTGTTGTTTCCTTCGCTTTTTTCTGCCGGTTTTTTTGCTGCTTTTTCTTCTAAAGATTCAGCCCAAGAAGGCAATTTATCGCCTAAAAAATCTATAATTAAGTCTTCTTCCTTCATTATTTCAGGATCGTATAAAGTGTTGCCATACCAGCATTTGTCAATAATTTTTACTCTCATTTGTTTTACTCCTTCATTGTTGTAAATAACTTATCTGCTCTACTTGCCAATTCGTCTGTTACTTGCTTTTGCAGCGCTGCTTTTTTCTGAACAAGATCCATAAGTTCTTTGTTTGTTTCTATTTCCCTTGCTCTTATAAGCGTTCTTAAAGCGTCGTCAACTTCCCAACTGTCAATAGTTAATTTCTTTGGTTCTTCTTTGGTTTCTTCCATTTTTAACTCCTTGCCTTTTATAAAGCCTGTTTACGTCAATATATTTCAATTCCCAGTTTGTATCAGGGTTAGTCTGAAAGATATTCATTTTTCCATTAAATTTATAAATAAATTCTTTTGCTTTCCTATGTAATTCTGAATTGATTTCGTGGCATACTGTACCGTCATTTCTTTTGTAGCATTTTATATTTTCATTATGGTCTATTCCTATTAAATAGACATTCTGATAACCTCTTAAATAAGCAAAGTTTACGGCAGCAGTAACGCTAAAATAACAAAAGCCAAGCAAATTACTTTTATCTTTATCAAAGTTTATAATATGTTTATCAAATTTATAGCCAGTTGAAGGCGCTATATATTCGCAAGATATTTTCTGATCTTTGAAGGTATCATCAAAAGATAAAACATACTTTGCCAATTCAGAAAAAACATTTATAAAAAGTTTGTCATACTTCAGATTTTTTAAATTTACCGTGTTTACAAAAGGGCTTCTGCCTAAAATTATTAAATTTTTCATAATTATAAAAAGGGTGGGAATTAACCCACCCTTGCTTTACTAAGCGTTATGGTAACTTTCAGGCTGTCCGTCAACTACTCCGGCTGTAATCTTTCCAGAAGTCGCAGCAGATACGCCAGTTTTGAAGGTTACATCATAATATAATCTCATATAGCCTTCATTACCTTTTGGCAAATATTTAAGATTAAATCTTGTACCGGCTGTTATTGCTGATAAAGTTTCAGTTACAAGAGTTGTCGGAGAAGCGAAGCCTTCTGCGTCGTCTGTTTGTAATTTAACATCAATAGAAGCAACTTCAGCAGATTTAAAATCTTGTACGATCTGTCCGAGAATTTCTATCGGTGTACCAAAAGCAACTTCGCCTTTGAACTTAATTACATTTGTAGAGGCTGCGTCAACCGTGATAGCCTGTTTGTCTGAAAATAATGCTTGATTATCTAATATCATTTTATTTACTCCTTATAATTAAATTTGTGTACTAATACGAGGGGGAATAGATCCCCCGTTCGTTCTCTGTCTGCAAGCAGATCAGCGCGTCTATACTACTCTTGATTCAGTGTCTAAGATCTGATCGCATTCTCTAATAGGAATACCTTTATAAGCCAAAGTCTTTTCGCCTAAGTATTCTTGATAAGAGAAATGTATATTTTGTTTGTTATCTACTTGTGCGTCAAAATGTTCAAGAACATTTGTATTACAGTAAATAACAAGTTTGCCGCCGGTAGCATATCTTTTAACTCTGTAATATGCTTTACGCATAAGGTCGAGAAGATCTGCTGCGCTTTCTGCTTCATCAAGGTTAGATACATCAATGTTTGCAATACGGCAAGTTGAGCGCCAGTCTTTAACTGTTACGCCGCAGTCCATTTTGTAGTGGTCTTGATATACTTTTCTCTTACCGCCGTTGTTGTCAGTTTCAGTCTGTACGCCGTCGTCAGAGTGTTGAATACCAGCCTTTGAGCCTTGCGGATATGTTGTAGAAACGTGTTGATCGCCCCAGCAAACAAACCATATAGAAGTGTTGTCGCTTCCTGAACCGCCAGCGTCAATGATGTTATAACCGATATTCTTTTTGTCGTCAGATTTAGCGCCATATCTAACAGCCAAGCCGTCAAAGCCTTCAGGCTGAGTGTCAGTATTTCCGTAGAAAAATTCTGTCTGCATACCTTGATTCATTGCTTCGATAAATGCTTGTGATTCAGATAATCTGAATAATTTAGGGTTAGGCGCTTTATCTACAAGATCTTTGTCAACTACTGAATATGTTTCTAACATACCAGTAGGATCTTTTACTTGCGCTGTGGTTGATTTAGAAGGAGGCACGAAGCCATAAAGTCTTCTAAAAATTGCAGTAGGCAAGCCGGTTCTAATTGTAGTGATGTGATTTGATCCGTCATTACATTCAATTACGTTAGCGTCTTGCATAATGACGTTTGTTTCGTTCATCATTTCAATAACCGTTGAAGCCATTTCGCCGTTTTCGGTTCTTTTCATTCTGTCTGCTAAATTCAAATAAGATGTTCCAAGTGTTGCCATAGTTTTTTACTCCTTTTTTGATTACTCTTTATCTTCGTTCATAGTCGGATACAATATGTCTTCGCGGCTTTTTGGCGTTTCCGTTGGGTTTCCTGAAGTATGTATTGTATCGTTCTTCATTTGTGATCCTATTGCCTTCAATGCCTTGATAAATTTTGGGTGGACGTTTAAGCCTCCTTCTGCCAACAATACGCGCAAGTCTTCGTCTTTGAAAAATGCGTCATAAGCGACATTTGCGGTTGCTATTGATTCTTTCAAGTTCGCGCCGCCTACTTCTTTATCAGAGTTTAATAATTGCTTGTAACCTTCTATTTTTGCTTCTTGCAGTTTTCCAATAGCCTCAACAGTTTTTTTCTGTGTTTGCTCTGTTAGGTCAACTGCCATTGCCATAAGGTCGTTAGCGCCTTTCTGTGATAAGTTCAGTTTTGCTGCGTACTCGTTAAATTTTCCCGTCATTGCTTCATCAAGTTGCATATTATCGGGTAGTTTCACATCTTTATAGTCGTAAGTTTCAGGCTTTCCGAAAAGTTCGTTTTCTTCTTTGCCTTCTTTTTTTCCTTTGTCTTCTTCGCCTTCTGTGCCTTCCGGCGGTTGTTTTTCTTTGCCTTCTTCGTTGCCTTGTTCTTCGCCGCTTTCTGCGCCTGTTTGGTCGTCTGCTGCAAAATTGCCGCCTAATTCTGTTTCTTGTGTTTGATCTTGTACTTGATCTTCTGCGCCTTGTCCTGTTGCATTTACGTTAGTTTGTTCTTCTGTCATTTTCTACTACTCCTCTTTTTATAATTTCTATATATGTATCAGGTGCATACAACATAAATAGACTTCTTAAATAAAGTCCGAAGTCGCCATAGCCTCTATTGTATGTTTCTGATCTGTCGTCTTTTGCCAGCCCTTGTCTGAAGCAGCCTGATTTTTCTATTAAGTGTGCGAATAAATCAATAGCAGATTTTGAGCCGTTCAAAGTGTTTTTAAAGGCTTCTTCTAAGTGTTCTTCGTCTAACATATTTACAGTCCTATTCTTGCCATTAGTTCGCCGCCGAAAGCGTCAGCGCCTCCGACATTTTTTATAATTTCTGAACCTTGCTGCAATGCTGCCATTTGTTCTGCTTGCTGCTGTTTTTGTGCTTGCAGTTCTCTAAGTTTTTCTACGTCCTCTGTCGGTACAACTTGTTCAGGGTTGATGTTTACAAAGTCTGCATAATCGTCCACGATCTTTGCAGCGTTCAATTTTTTTGCAAGCATTGGATCGCCTACGCCTTGCGCTAAGTTTATTGTAAAAGTACACCAGCGCTCTATACCGGCTATCTTTTGCGCTTTCTGCGCCTGTGCTAACATTGAAACAAATTCTATTTCAAGTTCACCATTTTGGATCGTCGGTGGTGGCGGCGGTATAATACCCATTTGCATACTTTCGCCAAATATCCACTTCATAACAGTTTTTAAGCCGCTGTGTACTTGTTCAAGTATAGGGCTTAAAAGTACCATTTTTTCTTCTTTAAGTTCGTTTACCTCTGTGGCTGTTCTGCCTCTCTCTGCTGTATTCAAGATCATAGCGAATAAATCATTAAAGAATAATTCATATATTGACTGTCTTTTACTTTCTATCAATGCTTCAAGAGGTTGTACAACTTGCGGCGGTACTTGATAAATAGGCTGCAAGCCGTCGCCATTTTGGTTATTTTCTGTAAATGTTGCCGGCTGGTCTGTAAGTTTTTTATTTTTCAGTTCTGCCGGTCCTCTAAGTTGTGGGCTGTTAATTTTCTTAATTGTTTTGCCTTCATCAACTACCATAGACATAAGTTGTTTTGCGTCGGGTAGTGCGTTCATTCCGCAGCCTTCAGACGGGTAAATATCTTCGCCGTTTACTTCGCCTTCAAAAACTACATACGGGAACTCGTCAAAGCCGCTTTTAGAAAGTAGTTTATCTTTTTCGCCTGAAGAAGTTTCATAATATACAGATATAAACTTCTTATGCTTCGCCCATACTGAATCGGGTAAGTATTCCGCGTTAGGTTCTACGAAGTGTACTACTTCAAAAAGTTCTTCATATTGTTTATTTTTAATACAGTTTAAGACTGTTTTTGAAACATTATCTTTGCCAAACTTTGTATATAAATTTCTTGCTGTTTCCATATAAACACGGCACATTGTATCTACTTCGCCGTCTTCATTTTTTGCGTAACGGTAAGATCCGATCGGCAATAATTTAACGCGCATAACCGTATTAACATTGCTTTCAAGGCTTAATGTAGATAATGAAAAAACGCCTAACTGCTTATATGCAGCCGGCAATTTTGCGTAAAAGTTAGAAGCATTGAAAACATCTTTAAAGACTGTTTCAACTACACTACACCATTTTTTAGCCGCCCAGTCGTATTTCATATTATAATTTTTAATACGTATTCTGAACCAGTTTGTAGCAGGGTTTGTAGCGCCTGACATCATACCTGAAGAAAAATTGCGTACTGCTTTAAGAGTTGCGCTGTCTTTGATCTTCTTATTTTTTTCAGGTGCTTTATTTACATTCTTTGCTATAAAACGAACTGAACGAGGCAAAAAGTGATCTGCTAACTCTTGCCACGTTGATCGCATTTGGTTGTATGGCACTTCTAATTCACGCCTACGGCTTTCAAAATATGCCTTATCAAGTTTTATGTTTCCTAATTCTTCCATTATTCACCTAATAAAGTTTTTTTACTTGTGCTTGCGTCTTCTAAAACTCCAAGCGCTGTTGATTTTATATTTCTATTTATTGTGGCTGCTTTCTGCTGCCTTGTATTTGCTCCGGCTTTTTGTACGTCTGCGTCTGCATAAGTCGGCGCTGCTACTGGATCTGTTTTTGTAGTTGCAACTGAAGGTACACTAGGTGCGCACATATTTTTATTCCTCCTCTTTATTCGTATGGATCGTAACTTGTATCTAAATAAACTACGTCGTCGTCTTCGCCTACGTTATCTGCCATATAAGAAAAATAATTAAGCCCATATATTGACATCATCAAACTATCTGCTTTGTCAGGGCTTTCGCCTATTTCTTCTTTTAGTTCTTCTTTTTTCTGTATAATTACAGTTCCGTTGGCTCTGTACTCTTTCTTCGTAAATTCTATTTGATCTCTTGTGTCTTCTTGTGGTATTTCAAGCCATTCATTATCTATAAAATCTTTTAATGTTAAGTAGCCGTCTGCCCTCTGATTAAAAGCATTTTGCCTATTGCTCTTGCCCTGTCCGTGAAAAGCCAAACATTTTGGGATCGCTTTTTGTACTGAATTATAAATAGGGTAGCCCATACCGTCTGCGTCAAGTATTAAAATATCAGGCTGCCACATAGAATATAAGCTAATAATTTTACCTTTTGTTATATCTGTGTCGGGTTCGTTCCATTCTTCGCGCTGTGTAACTTTAAAATGTACATTGCTTACACTTTCTACAAGAGTTGCTACGCATAAGTCGCCGCCGTTTCCTGATAAATCAACCGCCATAGATTTAATCTTTTTATATTTTTCTTTCGGTATGTTTTCAAGTTTTGCCGCTTTATCAAGTTTTGAAGACGCGATCAAATAGTCTTTTGCTTGATCTAAGGGGTTTCCTTCCCATATATGATCGTAGTCGATCGGGTTAGTTCGCTTACATTTAAGCGCTTTTCTTTTCAGGTTTTCAGGGCAATGTTTGTTATCGTACCAGTTAATTTTTATAACTTTGCAGTCAGGATCTTTCGCAAATTCTACATATACGGCGTCTTTTCTTACATTTCTATTCATTGTAAAATAGACGATCGCGTTATTTTTTCTTATTGTCGGTACTATGATGTCAAGTGTTGCCTTCGTTATTGCTTCTGCTTCGTCTATCCAAAGTATGTCAACACCTTCAAGACCTTTTATATTTACGCTGCCTTGTTCTTTAAAGCCTCTAAAAATTATTGTTGAGCCGGTGCGCTTGTGTTCGATCCTATTATTATAAACTGTAAAATCTAAGCCATATTCAGTAATAAGATCGGCAAGTATTCTATATACAGAATCTTCAATAGTGTTTTGTGTTTCACGTCCGCAGCATACGCGCACTTCTCTTTGTTCACATATCCATAAAATTAACCGCGCTATACTTTGAGATTTGCCGCCGCCTCTGCCTCCGTGTAAAAGCCAGTAGTCAAAGTCGTTTATCTCATATATACAAGGTAACAACTTGTCAGGAAGATCAAGCAGTTCAGGTAATTCAAGTTCAGGGATCATAATTAGTCCTCCTGTTTTTGCGGCTCTTTACCTACTTTTAGGCTTAATTCTTTTCCGTTTACTTTGATATTACCCATACAATTTATATTGATCTCGCTTCGTACTTCCGGCTCATAAAGCCCACACATTTTGCCTTTTAGTTCTTCAGCCTTTATAAATGCTGCTAAGTCCGGCGCGTCGTATTCGTCGCCGTCTTTGGTATATAGTGTTTTTGATAATGCTTTTTGCTGCGCTTCTTCTAATTTTTTGAAAGACATTGTACGCGAATAGTAAAATTGTTCTTCAATTTCTTTGCGTAGTTCTGCAATACGGGCTTTTATTTCAGGTTTTTTCAGGTTTTCACTCCCGATAGAATAGGCAGAATCTTTAGAGTAGCCAGCATTTAAAGCCGCTTTTGTAGCGTTCATTAAAACTACATATTCTTGACAAAATTTTTCTTGTTTAGGTTTAAGCGCCTTCTTTTTTTGTTCTTGTTTTGTCATTTTTGCCCTCTTTATATACTTGTTTGCGGCATTTATTCAAGTAATTTACTAAAATTTGCTGTTCTTCTGAAGGTTGTTTTTTGGTATCAACTACAAAAAACTGATAACTTACAAGCGTTTTCTTTTCAAAAAATGTAAGTATAAGCCCGTCAATAAATAAAATTGCTTCAAATAGTAAGAATCTTATAATTGTTTTTATCATTTGCCCTACTTTCGCCCAAAAAAAAGCGCCTGTTATAGCGCTGATCTTAAATGCTTCTACTCTCTTTTTGTAATTGAATGTCTTACACCTTAATTTTTTGCGGTGCGTAAAATCTTTTATTTATAATTGCGTTTACTTCTTCTCTTGTCATTTGCATAAATTTTTCTTGTGGTGCTATTCTTACGCCGTTATCGTTATAAACAATTCCATATATATTATTAAAACTGTATTCTTTTGCTTTTGTTCCCGTAAAGGTTTTATATTCGTACTGGACTAATTGAAGCCCGTATTTTTTTAACAGCCTGTCGGCTGCCTTCCCCATACGGCGCGCGCTGGTTATTATTTCGCCTGTTGCTGTTCTGTGTCTTATTTCGGCTATTGACTGACCGCAGCAGCAGCATTCGTCAACGTATATAAGAAAAGAATTGCTGCCGATATTGTAAATTCTGCCGTGATGAATTATATTGCAACATTCAATTTTTTGCACGCTACGCCCTCCGCTAATTGCCTTAATAGTTCAACCTTGCCGCAACTATGCTGGCTTTATATCGGTTTTCACTCTTGCTGCAACGGCTACTATAATTTTGTCAAATTTCATTTTAAAAATCTGCTTTATTCATTCATTCAAAAAGCAATTAAAAAGGCTATAAGGTTTGATAATTCTACATCATAAGGAAACAAAAAACTTTTTATTATTGTAAAGTTTTGTAAAGTTTAATTTTTCATGCTGGGCATGCTTTTCAGCCCTTTTCATAATTGTTTTAGATTTTTTGTCATTGACAAATAATCAAAGATAGTTTATACTGATAATGTAAGGACAAGTTAAAAGAAAGGCGGCAGATATGACAAATTATTTCAACGAAGTAAAAACAAAAGAAGAACTGAAAGCGGTTTACAAAGAATTAGTTAAGAAGTACCACCCTGATATTTACGGCGAAAAGGGCAACGAAATTTTAAAAGAGATCCACCAGCAATTAGAAAAAGCCGTTAAAAAACTTGATAAGGGTTATTATTCTGCTTACGCCGACGGCGACGCAGTAGAAAGCGACGATATAAGAAGAATGAAAGAAGAATTAGCAAAAGAGGCTATGAAATATGCTTTCCCTGAAGGCGCTTTATTTGGTCTTTACTGGCAGCATAATTTAAAACCTTATAA